ACGCGGCGCGTTCAACCTGGTTGGCGTGCCGCTGGCGGCGACCGGCCTCACCATGCTGGGCGCGGCGGGTGGGCCGCTCACCCGTCTCGCGGCCGGGGCGGCGCTGCAGTACGGGACCTCGCCCGGAATTGCTAGCGACTTTGCCGGGATGCTGGCCGGCGAGAAGGGCACCGAGCTGCCTAAGCCCGGCGCGGGGCTCGCCAAGCTTTCGGGCCTGCAGACCGGGCTCACCGCGCTACCTAAGCTTGGCGCCACCAACGAGGGGACCGCCGGTGGTCCCGGGGCAGGCGGGATGATCCCCTGGGGGCTGATGGACGATATCGCGCAACCTGCGTGGCGTGTCGCCGGGCCTTTCATCAACGCGCTGCCGGGGCCGGTCAAAATCGGCGCCTTGGGTCTTGGCGGCGCAGCCGCCGGGGGCAGTTATCTCAGCCAGACCGCGCCATTCCGCAACGCGCCGCCGCCCAAGCCCAAGCCGGAGCAGCAGCCCAGACCGTGATGTGTCGGGCGGTTTACGAGGTGTGCGAATTGCACACCTTGAAAACAAGCTACACTGCTAAGTCTTTGATTTTATGGTGCTGCCGGTGGGGATCGAACCCACGACCTCTCCCTTACCAAGGGAAGCAACAAACGACACACAACACTAATAAAATCAATAACATAGGGAAAAATGTCGTGTTCACTGTCGCGCGGTGTTGTGCGGTGTTGTGCAGAAAACCAGGCAAATCGCACACCAAAGGGTCTTTTAGGCCCCTCCCCTGGGGTCTCCCACATCGCAGTTTTGCGATGCCTGACCTGGGGTTCCGAGCATTTGCACACCTTCGCACACCAGGGGCGAAAGACACCGGGCTACACCAACGCACGACACTCAACCTTTCTGATAGCGCCGGACCACAAAGCCGGCTGCATCCACCGGCAGACCCGGGGCCCAGGACGGGGCCTTGCGCATGATGCCGAGCATCGCGCCCAGCGTGTCGTCGGCCTCGTCCACCGAGACCTCGGAGATCAGCTCATCGTGGATCGTCGCGATCAACGGGGCGCCGCGCATCTGCAGCATCGCCTCGGCCATCACGTCGCGGGCGACCGCTTGGGTGATGTTCTCGGCGATCTTACCAGGCCACGCGCGCAGCCGGAGCCAGCCGCCACCGAGCGAGCCCATGTAGGTGAACTCGTCAAAGCCCTTGTCGTTGACCTCGATCTTGGGGTGCCGGTAGACCAGGTGCCGGGCGCTGGGCAGTCGGATCAGCATGACGCCGGGGCGGTGCAACAGGGTGACGTAGCCCGCACGCTCGGTAGCGCCAGGACCCGCCCGCAAGACCCGCATCAGCGCCCGATGCGTTTCCCACCAGAACGTCACGATGCGATGGTTGACCTCACGCCACGCTGTCACCGCGGCGGCGGCCTCGTCCTCGTCCAGGATTACCCCGTAACCGAGCGCGGTCTGCTGGAACCGTGCGTGCCCCATGCCGAACCCGCAGGCCAGGACCAGGACCTTGCCGAGCTGACGGTTCGCCGAGCCGATGGCGCGCGCGGTCTCGACGTAGATGTCCTTGCCTTCGGAGAAGATCTTTAGCGCGTCATATTGGCCGGCAAGCCAGGCGAGGACCCGTGCCTCAATCTGGCTGAAATCGGCGATCACCAGACGGTGACCGGGGCGGGCGACGATCGTCGAGCGCATACAAGAGGCGACAACGCCCAGGGCGCTGTCCTCGAACAACAGCTCCAGGTCCTCGGGACCAGCCCCGGCGCGGATCACATCGAGCGCCGCGGGTACATCCTTGATCGACCCGCGAAAGAGGTTCTGGGGCTGGAACCGCCTTCCCGCCCAGCGCCCGGTCCTCGCCGCGCCATAGTATTGGAACGTACCGCGCAGCCGGCCGTCCTGGGAGCGCGCTGAGGCGATGGAGGCCAGCTTGGCGGTGGATGACCGGCTGGCGTCGAGACGCGCCTGCAGCGCCGTCCTGGCGGGTCCAGCGGGGGTCTTGGGGAGCAGGGCCTGCACCGTGCCACGACGCAGGTCCGGGGTCTCGACACCTTGAAGGTTGAGCCAGTCGCGTAGCTGAGCGACCTGGCCCAGCGAGCGCACCTGGCCCTTGGTCAGATCGGCGATCCCACGGGTCAACCGGTCCTGGGCGACCTGGGTCAGTACCGCCAGTTCACCGACCAGAAGGTGATCGATGCCGAGCCCCTCTTGGTTGATCCAGTGGTCCAACTCGAAGATCAACCGCTCGCGCTGGGACAGCTCGGGGACCCGGCGATCGAGCTCGCGCTCGGTCAGCACGTCCTGGGCGCAGTAGTCACACAGGGCCTGGAACCGCACGGGGTCGGTCTCGTGCCACCAGGTCGTCGGATTGAGCGACCGCGGCCGGGCGAAACGCAGCATCAGGTCGCGCGCGCTGTGATCCTTCTTGTTGGTCAAGCCCAGGGCACGGCCGACCAGGTCGAGCGAGGCCGGGTAGCCCGCCACCAGAGACCGCGCCATGGTGCAGGACCAGTGGGTCAAGGGGATCGGCGGCCAGCCCTCGGGGACCAGTTTCTGATGGTAGAGGTTGAACTCGAAGAGATAGTTATGCGCGACAATGGTAGCCGCCGCAGGCTCACTCATCACTTTATTAAAAATCCACGGGATCGGGCCGCCGGTCCAGGTCTTCACCGGGCCGTTATCGATCGCGAAGCACAGGACCGTGATCCTGGTGTCGGGGTGCTCGGCATAGGCGTGCGCGCCGGTCTTGCGCAGGTCCTGAGTGGATGTGGTCTCTAAATCGAAAACGATCCTCACCTTACCTTACCCCGCCGAACAACGCCGAAAACCTGCCGTGCCCGACCTTGCCAAACCAAACCCTGCCCTGCCCGGCCAGAACTAACCCGGCCTCACCACGCCAGACCTCACCCCTCCCGACCGTACTTCACCTTGCCTTACCCCGCCTGACCTGACCCCGCCGCCCCAGCCACGCCATGCCTGACCCTGCCGCACCCAACCCTGCCCCACCTGACCCGACCCAGCCGAACCCGGCCGTGCCTTAATCAGCTGCGAGCTTCGCTACGACTGTCTGGTCGAGGATCGCCCACGAGACGACAGCGAACTTGCCGAAAGGACCGCCCTTTTCGGGTCGATAATCCAGCAGTCCGAGCTTAGAGCCACCTTCGCTGAGCAGCTGGTGAACCAGGCTCGGCTCCAGCATGTCGTCGTCGATCTCCAGGGTGCCTTCAAGGTGCCACGCATTCAGCCGTGGCCGGTGACGCATGACCCGCCCCTTGGTCGAAGGGATCACCACCGGGCGGCTGTCGACTTCGAAGTCAGTCAGCGCCGCGCCTTCGCTGTCGCGCAGGATCAGCTGATCGTCCGGGACCAGGATCGCCGCGGGGACTACATATTTCAGCGATTTACGTGACCCCCGCTGTTTGTGTGAAGCACCGGCTTCACGCAACATCCGAGCAATCGCTGCGCCAGGGACAAAGAGTTCTCCCGCAGGATTGCGGTAAGCCGCCTTTTCGGCTGCATCCCGCGGGTCCTGCGACTTCACATGAACCTTACGAGTGTTGGCTTCCATCTCTTCAGCATCACCAAAACGATGTTGCAGTAGCGGTGTCATGCCTTCGATCACAAAGATGTAAGTCTTCATCGGTCGTGTCCTTACCTTGGGTTAAAGATCCTCACCTCGCCCTACCCAGCCGGGCCGTGCCATGCCTCGCCATACCTGACCAAACCATGCCGAGCTGCGGAGGGCCTTGCCCCGCCGTGCCGCGCCCTACCAAACCAAGCCCTACCCAACCATGCCTGGCCCGAAGCACTTAAAAAGGGATTTCGTCATCGACCAGTGCTGCAGCCCCAGGACCGATGTAGTCGTCAAACTCGTCCTGCGCCTTCATTCGGCCGTCCAGTCGTTCGCCATCAACACGAACAATTTGCAAATTGTTCAGAGCAAAACTCACACCCTTGTTGCCGCTGGTGTTGTACGGGAAAGGTGAAACCGTCGCGCGAGCTAGTTGCCCGGCCCAGATGTCCTCGGGGACCATGATCTCGTTGCGCTGGGCGTCGACCAGGCCCGGTTTGGTCTTGGTCCACGGCGAGATGAACTTGCCGCCGACCATGTCGTAGCCCTTGTAGGATTTCTCGCTGGTGTCGCGGAACGGCATACGGATGGTCTGGAGAAACGCCCGGTCCTGCGACTTGCCCTGGCCGAAGTTCGTATCGATGCACTCGGCCACCGCACGGCGCAGGGCCTGATAGGCCGGGTCTTTCTGGGCGTTCTGATCAAACAACAGCGAGCACTGGTAGACCGGCTCGCCACCGGGGGCGCGCGGGCGCGGCGAGAACAGATTGGGGAAACTGAGGATGCCGATCGGCGTGCGGATGCTAGCCATGATTTTCTCCAGGTTCAGTCAAAAGTGAGAGGGTGCCCGGCAGGACACCGGATCGGTGGCTCGTTCCGCCGGACGCAGGACACCCCGCAGACCTTGCAGTAAAGCAGTCGGGCCGTGACGACGGGGAGCGCCACTGGTTCCGCTTTTGCCAGGGTGAAATCGATGGTGTGTTTGAGTGCTGCCACCAGATCGTCGAGTTCGTCGATCAGCTCGTCAGGAGCGCAGTCTTCATAGTCCAGTACGATGTGCTCAAGCTGACGGGTCATCGTCTCAAGATCGGAACGGAGATCACGCTTCATCGGCGAACTCCTCGCTAGGATCGGGTTTTCCGGTGCGGGCCAGCTTGACCCCTGACGAGACGCTTTCCGTGAATAGCTTGATCAGCTCACCCACGTTGTAACGCGTTTCTCTGGGTGCCGAGCTGAAAGCCTTTTCCACTTGTGCTGGGGAACGCAGCTTGCGTTCCCAGAGCTTGTCCTTAAAAACGGCCGTGCGACCAAGGTCCTGCGCGACAGTCGTTTCATCCTTCCACTTCCGGGTCGGGCGGGTCGGGACCAGTCCCCAGCCCGGGATGCGGACTTGGGACTTCAACTGCTCGACGGCGTGCTCGCGCACCCGGTCGATCCACAGCGCCGCGCGCTCGGCGACATCGAGGGAGAAGGCCAGGTCGCCTGGCTCGGTGGGCATGACGACATCGGCGTCATCGAACTCGCGCTGGGCCATTGCGACAGCGTCCTGCTGGAGGCGGGGACAGGCGTGCGAGACTGGGCAGAAGCGGCACCAGGACCCGGGATTGAGCGGCGCGTTGTCCTGGGTGCAGGCGTGGACCCCCGGGACCAGCACCTCATCGACCCACATCAGCAGGTCAACCACGCTGATCTCCCAGGACCGGATCGGGTTGAGCCCCGGGGCGTGCGGCTGGACGATGGTCAGCTTGAGGTGCTGCACCCGGTCGCGCTGAGCCCGCGGCAAATGCTGCAAGACACCGGCAGCGTAATAGAGGAGCTGCGGGTTCTCGATCGGGTTAACGGTGACCCCGGCGCCGTTCTTGTAGTCGACGATCTCCAGGGTCTCGGTGAAGAAGCTCAGCACCCCGGCGTCGACCGTGCCGAACATCGGGACCGGGGGAGCGGTGAAATAACCGTCGAGCGAGACGCGGAACTCGACCTTGCTCCAGTCGCTGAGAGCGGTGACCCCCGAGAGATAATCCAGCATCACATTGACGCCATCGATCAGGTCCTGGTCGATGGTGATCAGGTGCCCGTCCTGGGACCAGGTGCGGCCGATCTCGCTCGTGCCGATCTCGGTCTTACGGTCGGTGACCGCCTCCTCGATCAGCTCATGCGCCAGGGTCCCGGTCGCAGCGTAGACCGAGGACGGCCGGTGCGGGTGCTGCTGACTGAGGTGAAAGGACCCGGGACAAGCCAGCCAGCGATAGGCGCTCGACGCACCGAGGAGCGAATGCGCGGTCATTCGTAATCCCAATCAGTAGCAATATCGTGCGCGAGGTCTTGGATGATCTCGTTCACTTCCACGAGCGGATCGCGGCCAACACTAAGCCGCACGATTTTTCTCTCACTGACCCGCTGCGCTATGCGCTCGCGCTCAGCCGCTGTCGCCTCGGCGGCGAAGTGGTCGAACATGGAAGCCAACCGACGCTCGTAAGGCTCCCCACGCTCGGAGGATTGCACCCAAGCTATCCACCAAACGCGGGCCATATCCATCGCCTCTGCGCTTGGCTCGGCGCCGAGGAGCGAGTGCTGGGTCATTTGAGCTTGAGATCTACCGGGACAAGATTGGGCTCGGGCCTGGGTTCGTCACGGAGAAACGCGATCGGCCCCTCGACGGTATCCGGCAGCGGCGGGAGCAGATACCACTGCGCCTGGCCCAGCTTCATGGACAAGCGCCACACCGTGCCGTCGTTGCCCAGCACGTAGAGCACGTCCGGGGCGTCACCCCCGGGAGAGCCCACCGCGATCTGCATGATGACGGGCGCGGTCACGGCTGGAGACCCACACTCTGGGCGAGCTTGACCGCCTCTTGGTAGAAGACGTGGCCCTTCTCGACCGGCACGTCATAGAACTTGGCGATCGCCCATTTCTTCTGCAGGGCTTTGACCTGGGCGACGTGACCGCCGGCATAAGCCTGCCTCACCAGGGCGAGACCGGCGTCACGGGCTTCACCAGGCGACATCGAGGATGCGTCGACCAGGCCGATGTCGTCTTCCTGGGCCTCGGGACCAGCCCCGTTGAGATCCTCGGGTGGTCCTAGGACCTTCTCGACCGGTCCCGCCTTTGTCTTCGCCGCGCGGGCGTTCGCGGCGGCTGCCTGGCGGTTGGCTTTGAGCTGCTCAGCAATGCCAGACTGGTTTGGTGAGATATCAGGTGACGACGGCAGCACTTTTGGCAGCACGAGGTGTTGAAACTGCGCGAGCAGCTCCTGCCCGGCCAGAGTTTCCGTGTCGAAGGTCAGGCTGACTTGAACTTGCATCGTGATCTCCCTGTAACTCGCTGATTTCAGCGGCCTTGCGCCGGAATACCTTGATGATCCGCTCGTCGAGCGTGCCGGGCAGATAAAGAAAAGAAGCCAGGACGCTGTCGTGCTGTCCCAGACGGTGCGCCCGCGAAATTGCCTGCACGTTTTCGCCGGGGACCCAGGAGGGCTCGACGATTGCGACCTCGGAGGCCGCGGTCAGGGTGATCGCGGTCCCGGCGGCGAGAACCTGCCCGATGAATACCCGGACGTTGGGGTGGTTCTGAAACTGGTCGATCGCTTCCGCGCGGTCCTTCGGGCTGGTCGCACCGGTGATCACCACCGGGTTGAACTCCACGAGACCCTTGCGCAAATCCTCGATCACCGTGTGATGCCAGGCAAAGATGAGGAGCTTGCGGGTCGACGCCATGCGCTCTTGGACCCAGAGAAGGGTCGGGGCGACCTTGAGAAGCCCCAGCTGCTGGCGCAGGGCGGCGGTCCCGACATCGATCGTCTGGAGCGCCCTGACGACATCGTCGTCGCTCTGAGCCCGGGAGAGACGGTCGACCGCGTCTTTGGTCCCGGTCATCGCGTCCGCTGCGCTCGGTGTGTAGATCAACGGAATGTCCTGGATCTGCAAGGGCGGCAGCTCGGTGAGAACCTCGGCCTTGCGGCGGCGCAGGACCACCGGGGCCAAGGCGTCACGCAATATCCCCTGGTTTTTGGAACCGGTGACCTGGCGGCCAAAGACCGTGTCGCGATACCGGGTGAACCGGTCCTCGAACTCGATCTGGGTGAGCGGTCGCGCCGCGCCGTCGGGACCATTGGTCGACAGCGCCTGGGACCAGAAAGTCCGGTAGTGCTGCCACATTTCCCCGGCGTGATTGGGGGTCGGCGTCCCCGACAACAGGATCACCCGGTCGGCGTAAGCCTGCAGGCCCTTGTCGCCGCGCGGGGCACCGTAGATCGCCTGGGTACGGTTGCTCGGGTTCTTGAGGTAATGACACTCGTCAAGGACCAGAAGGTCCCAGCGGATCAGCTTGAGGAGGAAAGCGATCCTGGATTTGAGGTTGGAGAGTTCGTCATAGGAGAGGATCAGGATGACCGGCTTGGAAGGGCTGAGCTTGGGCTGGATCTGGCTGACCTGGGCCCCCGGCTCGACCAGGACGACCCGCTTGTCCCAGACCGGGACCCAGCGGTGGATCTCCTGCTGCCAGACCCGCCGGGCGCCAGCGGGACAAACGATCAGGATATGATCGCAGTCGAGCCGCTGCGCCGCGGCCAGGGCCTGGCGGGTCTTGCCGAGCCCCATGTCGTCCGCGAGCAGGACGGCTTTGTGTTGGGCCAGCCGCTCGACCAGCCACGTAACACCTTGTGTTTGGTAATCACGGAGAGCGGTAGACACAACTGTCCCCCTCCACAAGCTGTTGTTCTCTCGGGGAGAACGGACGTAGCTCGGGTCAACAGGGGCTAATTTGTAGGGTCACCGTGTCTCGTGTCAAGCACAAAAAACACTACACAGATTGTTGCGAGCCAAACAGCGCCAGGAGGGCCGCCTCGGCGCGGCCGTCGTCGCGCACCCGGGTAAAGGAACTGGCGTTCGCCGGGAACATGCGGGCGGCGATCAGGC